AAATAAACATTTAGAATATGATGGCGCTATTAGTAAATATGAAGGCGCTTATATTTATGAACTGATTAAAAGCTTAGTTAAAAGTCATTTACTTTCTAATGGCTTAAATACTATGGATTCTGTAGATTTTTCTAAATATGTAGGAAGTCGTATAGATTTAATCCGTAATAAATATAAAGAAATACTTAATACTAAAAGTTATTCATATATAGATTCTCATACTTTTTCTGATAAAATAGCTGATATTTATAATCATGCTAGATATGTATCTGATTATTGGAATGCTAAAATAAAAGAACTTAATAATGAAAAAGAAGAGAAATTAAATAAATTATACAAAAGGCGATAATATGGCTACTCCATTTAAATTAACTAAAAAAATAGTAGAACCAATAGTAAAAGAGTTTATTACTAAAGATAAACCAACTAAAGCAGGATTACTAAGACAATTAAAATGCTGTCAAGATACCTTATATAGAGCTATTGATAGAATTGATCATCAAGATCCTGAACAAAGAGAAGTAGCTAAATTATTAAGAGAAGCGCTGTTATATATCACTGAAAAACATGAAGAAAGATTATATGATAAACAATGTGTAGGTAGTATATTTTATCTAAAAGCAGTATGTAAAATGGTAGATTATAGAGAAAGACATGAAGAACCAAAGACTGATGATAAAAAGATAACATTAGAAATAATAGATAAAAATGAAAATAAGTAGACCTCAATCTTTATTTATTAATAGTCATACCACAGGTACTATGTATTTAGGTTCTATTGGTTCTGGTAAAAGTTACGCATTAGTACTTAAAACTATCTTATGTGCCTTAGATAATATAAGATGTATTGTTGTATCTTTCTCTAATGCCAATTTAAAAGACAATTTGGTGCCAGTTTATAAAGAAGTATTTGAAATGTTAAATATTAAATATAAATTAACTATAAGTCCTAATATAGATATTAAAGTAGGTACATCTGAAATATTACTAAGAACTGGACATGAACCTGATAGATTAAGAGGTTTATCTGTAGGAGCATTCTTTATAGATGAAGCAAGAGAGTTTAGAGATAGAAATATATTTGATATCTTATTAGGCCGTTTAAGACAAGGTCAATATTTAAAATGGTTTTTATCTACAACAACAAGAGGTAAATCTTGGTTTTATAATATTATTAAAGAAGAAGGTTTATTATCTGTCTTCAATACTGGATATGCTAATAATGATTATTTAACAGTCATACGCACCACTATAGATGATTCTCCCTTCTTACCTAAAGAATATATAGATACTTTAAAAAGAAGTTATTCATCTAGTTTTGCTAGACAAGAATTATATGCCGAAATTATAGAAGATGAAGGAGAAGTAATTAAACCATCATGGTTCATTATTAAACCTTTAAAAGCTCCTAACACAGGTATTAGATTTTGGGACTTAGCTGTTACTACAAATCAAAGTTCTGATTATAGTTGTGGATGTTTAATGAATACTATTAAACAAAAATATTACATATATGATCTTATTAGAAAAAAATTATCTTATCCTGATTTAAAAAAATTAATCATTCAAACGGCTATGAATGACGGTACTGGAGTTCATATTGGTATTGAAGTAGCTGGTCAACAAAGAGCTATATTAGATGATTTAAGAAGGGAACCATTATTAGCTATGCATACTATTAAACCCTTTAAACCTACTAAAGATAAAATTACTAGAGCATATCCTTTTGCATCTCAAGCTGAATTAGGTAATGTTATTCTTAATGATCAACCTTGGGTTAGAGACTTTAAAGACGAATGCAGTACATTTAATGCAGAAAACTTAGGTCGTGTTAAAGATGATCAAATTGACTCTGCTACAGGAGCATACAACATGCTATCTAAAAGACAAATTATTAACTTTGCTAGTATTCCAGCACTGGCTTAAAGGAGAAACTAATGTCTGAATTAACATTTGAAATAAATCCACTTAGAGTTAATCCCAAATACTCTAATAAAGATATTGATCCAAGAAATGTAAATAAGTACAAATTTGTATCAGATTTTTATAATGGAACAGGTGGTGTATTTGATGGTAGCTATTTAAAGAGCTATATCCGTGAATCGTTTTATGAGAATAGACAACAACAATGTTCTTATAGAAACTTTATCAAACCGATAGTACGTTCAACAATAGATCCAGTATTTGCAAGTACTATATCTAGAACAACTATTAATCCTATTCATGAAGATTTTTTAGAAAATGTAGATAACAGAAATACTAATATTAATCAACATATAGATTCTGTTCTTACTAATACTCGACTTCATGGAGTTTGTTTTACAGTAATGGATAATTTTTATGATATACCATTATCTCAACAAGAAGTATTAGAAACTAGAAGATATCCATACGTTTATATTCAAACGGCGGACACAGTTTATAGCTATACTACTGATGATTTTAATAGATTAATTAGTATTAGCTTTTATGAATATGTCAAAGAAGATGATGAATGGATTAAATTAGTAACTACATGGGATCCAATTTATACTACTAGAAGATGGTATGACCAAGATAAAGTTATTAGAGAAACACAAAATCCTCATAATTTAGGAGTCTTACCTGTAATAGCTACTTATTTAAATCCAAATAGTGAAATATTACCACATCCTCCTGTGTATGATATGACTAAATTAGCATATACTATATTTAACAAAGATTCTGAAATAAGAGATCAAGAACGAGCACAAGCATTTAGTATATTTTATATGCAAACAGATACAGAAAACAGTAATGTTACTGTTGGACCTAGAAACGCAATCATCATCCCTGCAGGGGATGACATAACAATCACTCCTGGATATGTTTCACCAGATAGTAATATTTTAAAGACTTTAATGGAAAACAATGAAAAACTAGTTAATTCTTTATATGCTATTGCACAACAAAATGGTATTCATGCTGTAAAAGAAACATCTGGTATTGCAGAAACATATAAATTCCGATCAACTAATGAACAATTAAAGAAAACGGCCAAACTAGCTAAAGAATATGAAATTAAATTAGCTAATCTGTTTAGCCAATATATAAATACTGAATTTGACTACGAAGTGTCTTATCCAGTAACTTTTGACCCTTATTATGCCAGTTTATCTGTAGATCAGTTGTTAAAACTACTTGAAGTAGAATTATCACCTGAAGTAACAGTAGAAATAAAAAAGCTCTTAGTAAGTAAAGTATTTGATAGTTTAGATAAAGATTCTTTAAATGAACTCTTAAATACGGTCAACTAACATAAACATAATGAGGACCTTGACGGTCTTAAACCCTTTGGAGGTATATAATGGATCTAAATGAAATTAAAACTGCGTTAGAAAATCTTGGAAAGAATGATATCGCAGAAGCTGTCGTTACTCTTGTAGAAGCAGAAAAAAATAAAGGTATTGAATTACATCGTAAACAAAACAATGAAAATTCTAACCTAAGACGATTTAAAAAAGCTATGGAAGCTCTAGGATATGAAGATGGAGATTTAGATGAATTCACATCCAGTCTCATAGATATGAGATCAAAAGCTTCATCTAACAGCGGAAAGAATGATCTGACATTAAAATCATTAAACGAACAGATTAAAACTCTCACTAAAGCTGTAGAAGAAGAAAGAAATCTTAGACAAACTGTACAAAAACAATCAAGAGAAAAGACAATGACAGCTCAATTAACTCAAGCTCTATCAGATAAAGTATATGGAGCGGATCTATTAGTTAAGTCTCTTATTCTAGATGGTAAAGTCGATCTTGATGGAGAAAAAATTGTATTTAAAGATAATGACCAAGCAATACCATTTGAAGATGGTTTAAATAAACTGCTTGAATCTAGAAAAGATATTGTAAAAAGTAACCAAAGACCTGGAACAGGCAAACCGTCAAGTAACTTTGAAGGTGCCCCAGATCTTATTAATATAGCTAAGTCTGGTGACAAATCGCTTATCAGACAAAACCTAAATGATTTAGCTCAAGCATATGGGCTAAGACCAATTGAAAAAAAAT